GGACCAGCATGTCGTCCCCGACGGCCATCAACTCGGCCACAGTGGGTCGCCGCGTGCACTGGTCCCGCGTGCTGCACATTGCCGACGGCCTGCTGGACGACAACATCTACGGCGAGCCGCGCCTGCGGTGCATCTGGAACCGCCTGGACGACCTCGAGAAGGTCGCCGGAGGTGGCAGCGAGGCGTTCTGGAAGCGCGCCGACCAGGGACTGCAGCTCGACATCGACCCGACGCTCGATGTCGGGGCCGAGGCTCAGGAAGCTGTCCGCAAGCAGATCCACGAGTACGAGCACGGCCTGCGCCGGATGCTCCTGACGCGCGGCCTGGAAGCGAAGACCCTCGGGTCGGACGTCGCGGACTTCGCGTCACCGGTCGGCGCCATCATGTCGCTCATCTCGGCCGGCACGGGCATCCCGCAGCGCGTGCTGATGGGGTCCGAACAGGCCAAGCTCGCGGCGAAGATGGATCGCTCGAACTGGGACGACCGCGTGGCCGACCGTCGGGACTCGTTCGCGGGGCCCTACGTCGTTCGTCAGGCCATCAATCGCTTCATCGCGCTCGGTGTCCTGCCCGCGCCTGTGGATGACTACGATGTCCGCTGGTCGCAGCTCAAGGTACTCGACGACGAACAGCGCGCCGAGGTCGCCATGCAATGGGCGGGCTTGAACCAGGCGGCCGGCGAGACCGTCGTCACCGGCGCGGAGATCCGCGAGCACGTTCTCGGCCTGGGCCCGCTCGAGGAAGTGACGGGCGAGAATCCGAACGACCTGACCGAACCTGTGGCGGCTGCTTCACGAAAGGGGGCGCCGGCTTGGAAGCATGTTCACCAAGCAGCAGACCGATTTCGCACCGCGCGTGCGACGTATCACCAAATCCGCGTTTGGCGCCGGGCACAGGGCCGCGCCACTGGCGGCACTCAGGAAGGCACTCGAGGCCAAGGACGAAAAGGCGGTACTGTCCCTCGCGGACAAGGCGGTGACCGCCACCGAGCGTAAGCTGAAGAGCCTGCTCGAGCCGGCGTTGCGGGACACGTTCAATCTCGCAGGTGTCGGCGCGGCCAAGGCGTTGCCCGCACTCATCAAGACGATGCGAGCGGCCGCGCCGGGCATCAAGGGCTTCGCGTTCGATAAGACGTTGCCGCAGGCGCAGGAATGGGCGGCGAAGAGGGCGGCGAAGACCATCAAGGGCATCAGCGCGACGACCCGCGATGAGATTCGAGGACTGGTCGAGTCGGCGTTCGAAGATCAGTTCACGGTGGACGACCTGGCCGACGAGATTGACCGCGTCATCGGGGACGAGGCGCGCTCCGAGACCATCGCCCGCACGGAAACGATGACGGCGGCGAACGCAGGCCAGCAAGAAGCGTGGGACCAGGCGGTCGACAAAGGACTGCTGACGGGAACGGAACTGCAAGTGTGGATCGTGACGCCTGACGACCGGCTGTGCCCGATCTGCGAACCGCTCGACGGGGTGACCGCGGGATTGGACGAGACGTTTGAAGTCGACGGAGACGCGATTGACGGACCGCCCGCGCACCCGAACTGCCGGTGCACGATTGGCTTGCAAGCAGGGAGCTAAGCTATGAAGAGTGAGTATCGTTCGCTCAAGATGACCATTGCCGCGGGTGTGACGACGCGGACGGAGACGTTCAACGGCCGCGAGCACCTGGTGGTGCCGGTGGTCGCCTTGGTCGAAGGCGTCATTCACGCGATGAACGCGCGGAACGCCGAGCTCGTCACGCTGGCCGAGTATGGCAAGGCGCCAGGTGGCTGGAACGGCCGGCCGCTGTTCTCAGGTCACCCGATGGTCGACGGCGCGCCGGTGTCCGGCAACTCGCCGGAGATCCTCGAGACACTGAGCCTGGGGCTGGTGTTCAACGCGGCCATCACCAAGGACAAGCTCACGATGGAAGCGTGGATTGACGTGCTCAAGGCCGACGAAGTCGACCCATCCCTCCTGAAGCGCATCAACGCCGGCAAGCCCGTCGAGATCTCCGTCGGACTGTTCGTCCGCACGGACGACGAAGAAGGCACGTATCAGGGCAAGAAGTACTTGGGCAAGTGGGCGGAGATCGTTCCGGATCACCTCGCGCTGCTCGCGGAGTCGGACGAAGGCGCGTGCAGTCGGAAGATGGGGTGCGGTGTTCGCGCCGCGAAGGGAGACGCAGTGAAGAAGATCGACAAGACAGGAGCCGGACTGTTCGCACGCATCATGGCGACGTTCCGCTTGGCGCAACCGGCCGTCGAGCAAAGCGACAATGACATCCGACGGAAGCTCTACGAGGAGCTCAAGGAAGTCGAACCTGCCTGCAACTACGTCGAGGCAGTCTACTCGGACCTCGGCCTGGTGGTGTACTCGGTGTATTCGGCCGGCATGGGGCCCTACACGCTGTCGCTGTATCGCCGCACGTTTGTCCAGGCGACCGACGGCACCATCACCCTCGGCAATGACCGGGAAGAAGTGGAACCGGTTCTGACCTACGAACCGGTCGACGCGGAAGAAACGGACGAGGTGGTCGCAGCGGCGGCCACGAAGAAAGTCCAGGCGATGCACGACCACGCAGTGGCGCTGGGCGCGATGTGCGCTCCGTATGCCGCCGGTGCCGCCCCGAAGGCGGCAGGATCTTGCGGTTGCGGAGGTCATCCCGCGGCCGCATCAACGGGCACTACCAACAAAGAGGAGACAGTCGACATGAACAAGGAAGCACGCATCAAGGCTCTCATCGGTGAGGGCAAAGGAACGTTCACCGAAGCGGATCGGGCGATGCTCGAGGCCGCGGACGAGACGACGCTCGGTCGTTTCGAGGCCGCACAGGCGGCACAGGTCACCGCGCTGAAGACGGCGTCCGACGCCACGGCGGCGGTGACGACCGAACTGACCACGCTCAAGACCGCGGCTGCCGCGGCTCCTGCGCCGAAGTCGGCGACGTTCGACGAGCTCCTGGCGACGGCCGATCCGGGCACGCGCGAGCTCATCTCCTCGGGACGCGCGATGGGGCAGGCCCGCAAGGACGCCTCCATCAAGCTGCTCAAGGACTCGGGCCGCTGCAAGATCACCGACGTGAAGCTGACCGCGATGTCCCAGTGCGAGCTCGATGAGCTCGTGGCCCTGGCCAACATTCCCGTGGTCGCCGTCTCGACGGTCGACTTCTCCGGCAACGGCGCGCCGCGTGCCGGTTCGACCAACACCGAAGTGCCGGCCGCGCCGGACCTCTTCGCCGCGCTCCGCGCTGACAAGAAGTAAGCCGCAATAACGCGGAAGCACAGGAGCGTAAACAATGTCCGTGAGCAATGCGATCTCGGCGCACGGGACGATTATCAAGCGGAACGGCACGGCAATCGCCGAACTGCGCGACATCACCCCGCCGCCACTCAGTCGGAAACCGATTGAGACGACGATGCACAACTCGGATGACGACAGCTACGTGGTCGGCATCCGTCGGAAGGGCGAGCTGCAGTTCATGCTCGGCTTTCTGCCCTCGGGCGAGGCGTCTCACAACGCTGTCGCCGGACTCATGAAGGCCTGGGCCGATGGCTCGCAGGACCTCTATGAGATCGATTACCCGGATGGAGCCACGTGGCTCTTCTCGGGATTCGTCAGCAACATCGCTCCGAAGGCGCCGGTCGACGGTGGCCTCGAGGCGAGCGTGAGCATCCGCCCGAGCGGCGGTCAGATCTTCACGCCCAGCGCGTAACGTTTCACTTTCAAGGAGAGAGCAGTCATGAACAAGCGTTCCATCATCCAGCGCGGCGCTGACCTGGTGCAGGTCAACGAAGACGGCGTCGCTGGTTCCGTGGTCAAGCCGGGATACCTCGTCAAGGGTGTCACGACCATCGACCACGCAACCGTCAACTCGGCCATCGGTGTTCCCAAGGCGTTCGCGCTCGAGCGTGACGAACTGGGCACCGGCATCGACGACACCCGGCAGGGTTCGGGCACGATCTCGGCGTACTACGCTTCGGGCGACACGGTCAAGGTCGGCGTGTTCCCGGGTGGCACTCGCTTCCTGTGCTTCGTCGCATCGGGCGAGAACATCGCGGTCGACACCAAGCTCGAATCGGCCGGCGACGGCACGCTGCGTGCCTACACCAACGGGACGCCCATCGCGCGGGCTCTCGAAGCGCACGCGCCGAACGTCGTCTCGGGCAACGCGGCCATCGTGGCCGAAGCGCTGTAATCCGGCGCCTCAACAGTAGACAAGGAATCAGGAGACAGCAACATGGCCAAGAAGATCACGAACGTCCGTGGCAAGGGACTTCGGTCCGCAAGCCGCGGCGGGGACTCGAACATCAGCCCCGTGAAAGCAATGTTCGGCGGGAGCGCCGGACGGTGGGCGACCACGCAGCTCAAGAAGGCTGTCATGGAGGGACGCGCGATGAGCGCGGCCGCTCTGCGAACCCTCGACACGCTGCGCCACGAAGAGTGGAAGTTCTTCGACGACCAGCTCGTCGAGGAAGCGAAGATCCGACTCGTCGGAGTGGCCGACCTGGTGAAGGCCGGCCTGGTGAAGACGGTGCCGAACGCGCTCGGCAAGCAGGTCTTCGCCTACGAGAAGGTGACGTTCATGGACGAGGCGACCGTCTCGCTCGACGGTATCACTCGGACGAACAACGACCGCGAGGAGTTCGACCTCTCGCAGCTCCCGCTGCCCATCACGCACAAGGACTTCTTCATCAACCTT